TCTGTGTATTGTACTCCATAGAATACACCTAAAGCTGTTCCGCCTGCGGTACCTCTAATCACTGTACCATCTGTAGTCATAGTTACTAAGTCTCCAGATGCGATTGTCGTACCATAGCTGTTAGCTATAGGATATTCTTGAGGTCTGATAACTCCACCTGTTAAGTGTCTCAAAGGTATAAAACCTTGAGGGGCATTTACATTTGCCATAGTTATTTACTCCTATTAGTTACTCTTTAAAGCCGCCTCTAGTAACTGAAGTCTTGAAAGACTGTGATATAGGTTGACCTGGTTGTTCTACTTTGTGAATATCTTGTTGAACTGATCTCATTAAGTTATCAGTCATTTTAGCGTAATATGCATTACGTTCATTCCACAATTCTTGTGGTATTTCACAGAGTACCATGCCTTCTATACCAATGTAGCCAGAAAACTTGCCATGATCTATCGTTGGAAAATTCTGAGCATCTTTAACCGTTTTAGGGTCACGAGGCCTCCAGCCTTCTCTCATTCGTTTGGCAACATTTGTTGGCTGTTCCTGTCCTAAAACCATAGTTGCAATCCATCTCTGTTTGAAACCTGGTCTTGCTTCAGGTGCTTCAAGTAAATTACCTGGGCGCCAATTTGAAACTCTTGTAGATTTCTCTGCTTGAGTTTCATGTTTTATTTTATTTGTTTTTTCCATAGTCGTGCTCCTTAGTTCACGTATTGGTGCTAAAGTTTTTAACTTCTTTAGCAAACCGCTTTAGTGCCGCTTCATCATTGATATCAATGCCGAAATTTCTAGCTGTTGCCAGATCATCCTGCGTTAGCTTCACTCTGTTACTATCGCTAGTTTTCTTACGACTAACTCCAGCAACTGGAGATTGCACTCTGTTGTTCTTTTGTACCACATTTTTTTCTGTTTGAGTAGTGTTTTCTTCAGATTTTGTAAAATATGCTAAACCACTTGATTTAAGTCGCTTATCCATTTCATCATAGTAACCTGGATCATTCACATCCCAACCTTCTTCTGTAAGTTCTGCATCAATTCCATAAGCCATTGCAGTTTCTTTTCTGTAACCAGGCTTATTAAACCATTGCGCATTACTTTTTACCCAATCTCTTGCTAAAGGTGGTGCTTCAGCATTCTTTTTCTCTTCAGATTTAGGTTTTTCTACTTTTAATTCAGAAGTTTTTTGTATTTGACCTCTTAAATCAGCCATTTTTTCATAAAGTTCTACTTGTTTTTCAGTATTACCTTCTTCAATTGCTGTTTTAAGTTGATCTGATACAGATTTATGTTGATTAGTCAAAGATTTATTTGCTATATCAAAAGTTTTTGACTCTAATTCAGCAATTCTTTGTTCTAAATTAACAGCTCTTTGTTCTGCTTCAGCTCTCTTAGCCACTTCTTTAGCAATTCTTTTACGAACTTTCTCCGAATATGGCATATCATCTGAATATGCAGGAACTTTAGGTTTTTCTTGTTCTTGTTTTACTTCTATTTTTTCTTCTTTTTCTTCCTCTTGTCTTTCTTCTGCTTCATTGACATATTTATCAATAGGATTTTGAGGAACCTCAATTTCCTTCTCAGATTTATCTTCATCTAATTTGACTTCTATGTCTTTCTGTTCTTCTATGTTTGTCATAGTTTTCTCCTATGTTTTCGTTAATTAAAAATTAACGTATATTATATTTGTTGAGATACTATTTCCGGGCTGTCTAGGGTTGCAAGTATCTCATCGTCATTTATTACCACCATTTTCACCTTTTGTACAGATACTTTTGATCCAGCATATCTACCGAATAATACCCAATCGCCTACTTTACACCAAGGTTTAGGTCTATCTGAAAAACATTCTGGTCCCATTGCAATTACTTTCCCTACAGAATTTAAATAACTTTGTTGTTCTTTATTTGTATCAGTTAAATAAATTCCTCCTTTAGTTTTTTCAATTACTCCTTTAGGCCTTATTAAAATTCTATAACCAACAGGTTGTGGAACTTTATCTGGTGTTTTGACACTATCATCAGTTGCCCATATATCTTTACTAATCATTGTCTATATCTCCTTTTTTATATTTTTCGACCATTTCATTTATAATTTCTAATGATTTATCTAAACCCTGTCCCATACCGTGAACACGTTTAAATTCTTGAATATCATCTACTCCTTTTGATAATAAATTTTTTCCTAAGTCTTCTTTATAATTTTTAATTTTATTTTTTATCGCTTGTATTAGATGTTCCACTTTTAACTCTTTCTTTGATGATTTTTAAAACATCATCAAAATTTTTACCTAAATCTTCACTTACTTTAGCAAACAATCTAGGTTTCATATGTTTAATAGATAATTTTTTATTTTCTAAAAATTTTTTAGCTTGTCTTATTTCTTCGCCTTTTACTGCCATGTTTTTTCCTAATTGATTCTTTACCTTTTTTAAATATAGAAGCAACTTTTGATTTACCCATAACTTTAGCTCGTTGCTCTCCTACTGTTAAAATTTGTATTTTTCTAGCATATGGTTTATTAATTTTTTTTACCTTAGCAACAGTTTTTCTAGCATCAGTCGGTGTTGCAAATTTAATTCCTACAGTATCTTTAGGATTTTCGTCAGTATATAATCTTCTACCAGAACCTTTTGGTTTTTTACCTGTTCCTTTTTTAGGATCGGCCATTATGAATCCCTTTTCGCTATTCTTGATGCAGCCTCTACTATTTTAGCTTTTACTTCTGCGTCTTTTCTATTTTGTTGTCTTTGATTATTTTTAACGCCTTCTTCAAATCTAGCTTTTCTAATTTGCAATTCTTCTCCTTTTAATTGTAAATTAGCTTGCTTCTCTTGCATTTCCATGTTTTGTTTTTCTTGCTCAGGACTTAGTGGCATTGATCCCATAAGATTTTGTGCCGCCTGAGCTGCAGCTACTGCAATTCTATTTTCTTCTTCAATAGTAATTTCTTTAGGTTTTTCATCATTAAATTCTTTATTAAATTCTCCAGATGAAGTTAACATGCCATCAGGTACTTGAGCTTGCATTTGTTGTTGATATAAAAATGCCATATGTTGTCCAATATGAGCCAACATTTGTCCATATAAAACTTGTTTAGCTTCAGGGTTACCAGCAAATCTTGGATCATTAATAAATTGTTGGTGAACAGCCATATGTGCAGCATGATCTTGTTCTTCAAAAACTTTTATAGGTTTACCATTTAATAATGCCATATTTTCAGATACAGGATCACGTCTTGGTAATTCATCTTCTTGAATCATTAGATCATTATAATCAGGAATATTTAAAGATTGTAAAAATCTTCTATATGCTTCTTTTACATCAATAATACTCGGTGCTTGTTGTGCTAGTTGTAAACCAGTTTGAGCAAGAGCTATACGCTGTGCTTGAGAAAAAATGTTAGGGTCGCTAACAGGCACAACACTAATATCAGTAGAAAAATCTTTTCTTCTGATACTTTTACGTTCTCCAATAACATCATAAGGATATTCTTCATCTAAATATTCTCCATTCAATTCATATATTAATTTAAATTCTCTTCCTTGAGCTTGATGTAATCTTTTATGTATTGCACTAAATACTTTAGAGCCTTGTTCTATTAATGCAATAGTTGTACCAACTGGACCTGAGCCAGCAGATTGACCAACCATAGCATCGGCGATAGAAGCAAAACGTCTACCTGATTCTGTTAAAACTCCTAGAAGCTGAAGGAGAGTAGGAGAAGGTTCTTTGAAAGGTAAAGGGATAAAACTCTTTCGTAAATCATCGCCATAGGCTTCTACTTCTACCCACTCTCCAGGGGAAACGGTAATGTCACCGCCTTCAATTCTTGCACCTTTAGCTCTAAAGCCTCCATTTAAATTAGCAAAAGCTGCTGAATCTAATAAAGCTCTTAAAGCACCTGTAGATGCATGTTGAAGACCGCCGATCATTTGGATTAAACCAAATCCATAAAATCCTAAACCTGGTAAATATTTATAATGAATAAAATAAGTTCTTTTTCTTTTTAAAGTATCATCTTCTTTCCAGTTTCTTCTTATTGCTAAAACTGCAGTTGAATCATAATCTATTGTAACAATATACGGTAGAGCTAAACCGCTTTCATCTTCACCTAAATCTAAATTTACATGTACTTCTAAAAGTGTATGCATTTTATCTGCCATACTTGGAGACATTCCCTCAAGTCTTTGCATAGTTTGTTGAACTTGATCGTAATTTTTAGTATCGCTAGAGGAATATTTTGTTAATGGTACATCTCTGTAAAAACCATCTATTTGTTGTTTCTTTAATTCGTTTGAAGATATTTTCATTACTTGTGTATATCTTTCTGCTGTTTCTAAATCAGTATTTTGATATGAAATTACAAATTCTTCTGCAGGCACAAATTTACTACAAATTCTATCTAAACTATTATCAAAATATATTTTTTTAAAAGCAGAACCAGCTAATGCTAAATAAAATAACATTTGATCTAATTCATTAAAATAATCAGTTATTTGATTAGTTACTTGATAATTCATAAAGTCTTGAACTCTTTGAGCTTGTTCTAATTTTTTATTAGTTTGTTTTCCAATTACTTGAGTTTTTACAGGTCCGCCTGCTGGAAACATTTCTGAAATAGCTCTTGCTTGAAACTGTGTTGCCGCTTCTGACATTAATGGATGATGAACACCAGAGGCTCCCGGGAACGGATCACTTCTATCTTCTACCACAACTCCTAACATTTTAAGACCTTTAGAATATTGATCTTCCCAATCTTTTCTTGAAGACTTATCATCTTCATAAGCTGTAATTAATTGTTTACCAATTTTATTAATTTCTGTTTGCTCTAATTCTTCTGCTAAATTAGAATAATGGTTTGATTCAAAGACTTCTTCTTCTTTGTCTGTTTGTTCTTGATCTACATCTACACGAACTTTCTCTCCTTTTTCGTTAGTATATTCAAGTTTCTTTTTTTCTAATTCAACTTCTAATGCCATTATTTCCAACCAGTTAATTTAAGTATTAATTTTTCTAACCAATCTATAAATTTTTTAAATATTTTTTTCATTTCTTTTTCTTTTTTTTACGACCGTCCGGTCTTCTGTTTTTATCTCGTCTGCCTTTTAAAATGTCTCTATCTACTTTTGCAGCTTTACCTCCAGTAAGAGCTGAATTTACTCTAGCCATTGCCCATGCTTGTGGACTTACACCTTTTCTATGACCGCTTGTTCTGTATGCTGCTAATCCTCTATTATAGATTGCTCTAATTTTAGAAGCAGATACTCCTGTCTTTTTTGCTTTATTTCTTATTGCTGTAGCTGTACTTGATTTTTTAGCCATACATTCTCCTAAATTTTTTATTATGTTTACTTTCTTTTTTAGAACCTACAAACTTTCCACCTTTTTTATCACCAGGTAAAACACCAGAACCTTTATTATCTTTGTTTAATCTTTTAAGTGCGGCTTTTCTTCTAGCACGTAACTTACCAGATGTTCCAGCAAGATATTGTTTATTAACTTTTTTACCTCTTGATTTTCTTTTTTTAGGTGTAGTCATTTGTTTTCTAAATTGTGTTCTCGTTAATACCATTACTTTTTCTTTTTTCCTGCTTCAGAAAGAGCAATGGCAATTGCTTGTTTTCTTGATTTAACTTTTTTCTTAGATTTGCCAATAGGTAATTTACCCTTTTTATATTCTCTCATTACCTTTGCAATCTTTTTTTCTTTTTTAGTTTTCCTCATTTAGGAAATCCTTTTCTCATATTTTTATACGCCTTTTTAGTTATAGTAGATTTTTTTTTACTTCTACTAATACCTTTTTTTCTTCGGGCGTTTATGTTTGCGTAAAGACCTTTTTTCATATGTGCATAATACCTCCTGGTTCACACCATATCTAATCCTATTGATTTATAAAACAAAAATAACGATATGTAAAATGTATTATATTAATCTAATATTTTAATGATTTTCTTTCTGTCCATGTATATCTCTGTTTTAGCTTTTACTTTTTTACAAGTAAATACAACTCGTTCTGGATTAACTTCATTCTGAGCAAGACGCTTGGACTTTAAACATTCGCTTAATGAATCTTTGTATGTATGTTCTATCATAGAGCCATTTAATGTTAAAATTAGTGCAAATACAGTTTCTATCATTAATGTTTACCATTCCCATTTCTAATAATTTTTTCTACATCTTCTGTTAATTTTTCAGTTCTTTTTTTTAAAAATTCTATATTAACAGCATTATTTCTCATACCTTTAATCTCTGCTTCTACATCTTCTAATAGACCACTAACGTGTTCTACAATCATAAAAAGTTCTG